ACCCTGAAGCCGATGTCACTTCTCTTAATGTGGAAATCGAGGGACTGAATCAGGCTAAGGAAAACATTGGAGATAAGCAAGATCAACGCGGTCAGTTTAACCCGATTACTGGCATGAATTTCAATCATTCGCCACAAGTGGAGAAAGAAAACATTTTCGATAGTGCCGAATACCGCAGTGCTTTCTATAAGACACTCTTGGGACAGAAATTAAGCGATGTGGAAACACGTACTTTCAATACAGCCATGCAGCAGCAAGAAGCTGAGCATAGGGAAGATCAATTCAATACGACAACAAACAGTGCTGCTGTCTTGCCTACAAAAACACTGAATGAAGTGATTAAAAAAGCACGTACAATGGGCGGCTTGTTAGGACAAGTTAGAAACTTTAATATCCCAACAAACATCAGCGTACCTATTGGAACACCTTCCAGCAAGGCACAATGGCATACCGAGGGAACTCCAGTAGATAGTGATAACGTACAAACAGCAACCGTTCAGTTCGCTGGATATGAAGTTATTAAGGTATTTTCCATTAGTGCAGCAGCTAAGAAGATGAGTGTACAAGCGTTTGAAGCCTACATGATTGATGAACTCACAAATTGTGTGATGGAAGCTATTGCAGATGCACTTGTAAACGGTACAGGCAATGGACAAGGAACAGGACTTCTCACGGGTATTACATGGAACGATGGAAACAGCATTGACCTAACAGGGGAATACACCAATTTCACGCAGGCACTTGCTACACTTAAGCGTGGATATGCATCAGGGGCAAAATTCGCTATGAATAACGCTACACTGTATAACCAGGTTTACAGCCTCGTGGACAATAACAACCGTCCTATCTTTATTGCAGACCCTAAGAATGAATCAGTAGGGCGCATCTTAGGCAAAGAGGTAGTTATTGACGACAATATCGAGGACGATGTAATCATTCTGGGGAACTTCCAGTATATGGGCTTTAATATGCCACAGGGATTAATGATTGAGACTTCCAGGGAATCCAGTTTCAAGTCAGGGCTTGTTGATTATCGCGCTATGGCAATCGCAGACACTAAACCACTTGTACCAGAAGCGTTTGTGAAGATTGAACCAGCAACAACAACAGCGTAAACATTCAAGGGGTATCAGTATTTGCTGGTATCCCTATTTTATAAGGAAGGTGATCGCATGATTATCAGTATGAATGAAGCAAGGGAAACACTAAGGATAGATGGTACAGACAACGATGACATCATAGAGCCACTGCTTATTGCTATTCCGCATTACTTGGAATCGACCACAGGCAGGACATGGATAGAAGGTTCATTTACACATCCATTAGCACAGACGACAGCTAAGTTTCTCTTACAACTTTGGTATCATCCGCAGACAGAAGACAGTGAGCGATTAAAGAAAACAATAGATAATTTACTTGTGGCACTCACAGTGATAGGAAGAAACAGCAATGGCTAAGGATTATGCGAAGGCTTTTTATAACAGTAAGGCATGGATAGCGTGTAAGAACGGTTATATGCAGTCACAGCACTATATATGCGAGCGATGTGGGGATATAGCGACCGTTTGCCACCATAAGATACACCTTACACCAGAGAACATACATGACCCATATATAACGCTTAATTGGGAACGATTAGAGGCAGTCTGCATCACTTGTCATAATCTGGAACACAACAGTAAAGGGATTATCAGGGAAGGACTGGCGTTTGATAGTCAAGGTAACCTAGTGAAGACCCCCGTCAAGTGAAAATACTTGTCGGTTCTATTGACCGTCTGCCCACAAAAATTATCCTCTACACGAGTTTTTAAAAGTAAAGGGGTTACGAAAAGTAAGTATCATAAGAAAAGGAAGTGTTATTTATGACAACATCAAAAAAGAAGATTGATTTTACAACCGATATGAAGAAAGTTGAACGTCTTTTAAAGGATATTCCCGAAGATAGGCAACCAATCGCACATAACATCTACAATGAACTTTGCTTCATTCAAAATACACTGGATGAATTAAAGCAGCAAGTGGCACAAGATGGTGCAGTTACGTTATTCAAACAAGGCAAGCAGGAATTTTTAAAGGAACACCCTGCTATGAAGTCTTATAACACGACAATTTCACGCTTCAGTGCGCTTTATAAGCAATTGATAGACATTCTCCCTGAGGAAAACGAAAAACAGCAGGACGACCCTCTAATGGACTTTATAAAGGGTGATTAAATGAATTATGTACTGGAATACTGGAACGAAATGCAGGATAAAAAAATAACTGTCTCCAATCGGATATACCGACAATATGAGAAACTGGCTTATGAAATCGAACATCCCGATCAATATATATTCGATGAGGATAGAGCAAACAGACCGATAGCCTTTATCGAGACATTCTGCAAGCACAGCAAGGGCGAATGGGCTGGGAAACCTATTACCCTTGAACTCTTTCAAAAAGCCTTCATAAGTGCTTTATTTGGCTTTGTGGATAAGGATACAGGGCTAAGGCGATATAAAGAATCTATGTTCTATGTGGCGCGTAAAAACGGGAAATCCACGATGCTGTCAGGTATTGCATTGTACATGCTTATGGCAGATGGTGAAGGCGGTGCAGAAGTGTATTCTTTAGCCAGTAAGAAAGATCAAGCCAAGATATTATTTGAAGAAGCTCACAATATGATTAAGCAAAGTCCATATCTATCCAAGCACATAAAAAAACGGAAAAGCGATTTATATTTTCCTGTCACATTTTCAAAGTTTGAACCATTGTCCAAGAATTCCAATTCATTAGACGGGAAAAACGCAAACTTGGCAATCATTGACGAATTGCACTCCATTAAAGACCGCAATCTATACGAGGTCATGAAACAATCACAGTCAGCAAGGCAGCAGCCATTACTCATTATGATTACGACTGCCGGTACAGTTAGAAACTCCATATTCGATGATATGTACGAGTATGCCTGTAATGTGGCAGATGGGAATTTCACAGATGATACTTTCCTGCCTATCGTGTACGAATTGGACGAAAAAGCAGAATGGAAAGACCCTGGTAAGTGGGAGAAAGCCAATCCTGCACTTGGTTCAATCAAAAAATTAGATGACTTGGAACAAAAGGTAGATCGTGCGAAAAACAGCCCTAGCGACATGAACGGGGTACTCACAAAAGACTTTAACGTCCGAAATACCGTACATGCTGCATGGCTTAACTTTGACGATATAAACAATGAAGAAACATTCAACTTAGAGGACTTCAGGAACACATTTGCCATAGGTGGCGCAGACTTATCCATCACAACAGACCTTTCATGCGCTTCTATATTGATGGTAGACCCTGAAACACAGAAACGATACGTGCATCAGATGTATTGGCTGCCACGTGATAGCTTCGAGAAGCGTGTGGAAATAGACAAAATCCCTTATGATAAATGGCACGAGCAGGGGCTGTTAAGGCTATGTAACGGAAATTCCATTAATTATGGCGACATCACACAGTGGTTTCTGGAACTGGTAAATGAACATGACATTACACCACTTTGGATTTATTACGACTCGTACAGCGCGAAGTATTGGGTAGAAGAAATGGAAATGTACGGTTTTAAGATGGTGCGATGTATTCAAGGTGCGAGAACTCTTTCCTTGCCTATGCAGCAGATGGGGCAGGATCTGAAAGCCAAGCATATTAATTATAATAATAATCCAATCACGAAATGGTGCTTAACCAATACGGGCATTGAACAAGACAGGAATGGAAACATTGTACCTGTGAAAAACCAATCTCCGAAAATGCGCATAGATGGTACAGCCAGTATGTTAGACGCATATGTGGGGTTGATGGATCATCATGATGAGTTTTTACGGGCGATGTAAGGGGGGCGCACGCGTGAGGTGGAACGATTTTGAGTCTTATAAGAACCAGTTTGGCAACTAGCAATATGCGCGCACGCGTGAGGTGGAACTGTTACTTTCTGTTACTTCGGCGTTACATTGTAACGCTCTAGCAATATGCGCGCACGCGTGAGGTGGAACGGCCATGTGAAGTTAGTCTTTTTTGACTAACTTCAGTCCAACAATACGCACGCACGCGTGAGGTGGAACAAATGTGAACCCGGGTCTCGGTTTGAAAAAAACTTCCAGCAATACGCGCGCACGCGTGAGGTGGAACGATTTTGAATCTTATAAGATTCAGTTTGGCAACTAGAAATACGCGCGCAAAATTGCGCAGTCAGTTTCCGCGAAATTGTGGGGGTTGGCTACTCAAAAATTAGGAGTGAGATCATGGCAAATAAAAACTATATCAAAGACAAGAAAATATCCATCTTGTCACAGCAACGTACTGTAAATGAAATTGGTGAAACGGTATACGAATATGTACCACTGCATGAGAATATATGGGCTTATTATCGTCATGCATCTGGAAAAGAACAGGCTAACAGTGTATTAAGCAGTGTGAATGAAACAAAGGTGGAAGCGATATTTAAAATAAATTGGCGCGATGATATAGACGAAACTATGCAGATCCGTTTCAGAGGGGAAGATTATCAAATTACCGGAATAGATGACTTTGAGGGATACAAAGAGGATTTGACCATAAGTGCATATGTGATTAAGGAATGACCGTCTAATATGGCGGCATTTTTTATGCAAAAAGAAAAAGCCCACTTTTCCACGGTGGGCATATAAACTAAACAAATTCCAAGAAAAAAGTAGCCTTTGCAGCAACGAAAGAAGGCACGCAAGAAGAACAGTCCGAAGCTCTAAGCAATATGCTTGAAGCGCTCGCGTGTACAAGGCGACTTATATCACCTTCTATCCTTCTTTTATTGTAGCTACACCTATAATATAACATATGTTTGGGTAAACACACAAGCATAACTTAAAATTGGATTACACATATAGGGTTATAATTCGTTTTTATAAATTTTATGACTGTAACTATTCAAAACAAGAAAAACGCTCACAGTGGCTTATATTTGCTTATTTGAGGGTGTCGTCAATTTTGAGTACACCTGAAGGGAACAATAGTCCGTTCAGCCCTTATTTATGGGGTAAGTTGAACTTACGTCATCCGAGATGGGGTGATTACTAATCATGTCATAAACATATGTTTTTGGTGTATCGTATTTGTGGTAAAATCCACGTCTTGCCATTGCAAAGCAAGCATTTCACTTTTACGCATCCCTGTAACTTTTAGCCTTTACGGTTCTGGTTTTTCGATTGCGTTTTCCATCAGCTTTAAACCCTGAGCTTACCGTTAAAAAATATTTACCATTTCCTCTGTCTTGAATAGAACCAGCCATTTAATCACCTTCCTTTTATATCTTCTATCATTTCATTGATTTCTTTC